TGACATTTTCGGGATCCCTGGACTGTACACAACGGTCCACACCTTCTTTGCAGCTTGCATCATCGTTGTGCGAGTAGCAGGGCTAAAGCCGCCCGGCATAGACCTGCCTGTGGTTCCGACTTCTCCACTCGTCTGGTACAACCACCTTGGAGGCTTTGAGGGAATCGCACAGAAGCACTGGACTCTCTGCACCTACGCTATGATTGACCTTGCTATCCATGATCTACCAATAGCATACACCCTGATCGGACAAGGCGACAATCAGGTTATCGCAGCTACTATCCGTCTGACCGAAGAGAGCACGCGAGCAGAAACAGCGACTTACTATCGAGATCAAATTCTACTGAGAGTGAGTGAAGGCGCCAGGAGAGTCAATCAGGTCGTAAAACCGGAGGAGTGCCTCGAATCGACTTCGGTAATTACTTACAGCAAGGACATCTTTGTCAATGGAGCTGAGATCTTCACGTCCTTGAAGTTTTTGACTAAGATCACGGGAAGTGCTAACATCGAGTTCCCAGCTACCGTCTCCACGATCGCCGCAGTTCACGCAGCGGGTGTGGCCGCTGCCGGACGTACTCCTGACCCTCTCCTAGCGTACTGCATAGCATGTTTCGTGAGTACATTAGAGCTGCTCAAGCTGCGTAGAGGACGAGGAATATATGGAGGGGCATGTTGTGCAAGCGAACTACTCTTGAGTTCCTTGTCAAATGATCGATTCCTAATTCACACCCAGGTCATTCCAGGGGTGCTCGGCGGCTGGCCGGTAAGCACAGTATTCGAATACCTGTACCGAGGCGGATCCGACCCGACAAGTCGTGCTATAGCTGGGTTCAAGCTGCTTGCTATAGGCAGTCAGGTAGCTGGAAGCGCTTATGCGAGACATACAACGATGACCAAACTAGATTCTGACATCACGATCGAGAAAATAATTCAAGACCCCTACTCGCTCCCTAAGATAGTCGATCCAAGCCCAGCGAACGTAGTTGCACGGGAGACTCTGACTGCTGTGATGTCAAATATCGAGAATAAGGAACTCCGCCAGCTATTAGCTTATCACGCTGACGAGTATCTGTCGCAGCTGTTGAAAGCGCTTGGGTCGGTCCGCCCGTTCAACCCCCTGCTGTTACACGACATGCTAGCTTGCTCCATACCCGGACTTTTAACTAAGATAGCGAAGATGTTTATTGCTACTCGTACAATTACAACTTTGGCTAGGACTCGCGGAGCGGCATCACCTGCTCGTCTCTTAACTGCAGGACTGAAGGGCCTGCTATCGATGGCCTATGACTGGAACGCTACGGTGATTGGATCCCCGTCGAATGAGCCCGTAATCACGACTGTCACAGCTTAAGAGGATTGTGGGAGACAGTGACTGGAACTCCAGTAGTCGGAGTTACATCTGTTCAACCTCTCGACTTCAAGGTGGTCTATGGAGAAGAAGCTCGACAATCCCCAGGAATTAAATGTGTTCTACTCTTGCCTGAAGGCTGTGACCCGGACTTGACTCGAGGACCAAACAAACCGTACCTCGGATCCGCTACCCGTGAAAAGGAAGCCCCACAAGGCTATAAGCTGTACGGGAGAGGCATGGCAGAACAAGCCGTGAAACGCCTGCAACGGATCCTGGCTCAGAGCGGGGATGACAGATGGTTTGAGTGTTTGATAGATTCTCTGGCTGTATCGCGGTCAGCGCTGCAGTTAAGTCGAGCAAAGCATATTACTCCGACAGTCGTAGGCGGAACAATAGGACACCGGTATGCAGCAGAACAAAGGGTAGCTCATGCTCATGTCCTAGTCCCTTTGGCGTTCTCCACTTGGGTACTG